ATTCAATCCGAAGATTTTCATGGTTTTTTATCATGGATGCATCCCTCTCAGCGTAAATCTACGTGAGGAAGCGGCATCAGTTCCTGCGGGTAGGTGGGAGTCCAGGTTTCGCAACCTGGTCTCTTGCCTATCCAAGGGGTTGAAGGGAGACGAAGACTCAGGCCTCGATGAGGCCTGGGACTACGTCTACACGAACTTGTGGGAGCACAGATGGGGAGGTAACACCTTCGCATTCTGTAAACCCAAACAACAAATTGCCATCTTGGCCACTCGTACCTACTGGTACAAGCGGCTTAAGAGGCATAATAAAAACCTTCTCCATAGGTTGCTAGAGTCCCGCAAAGGGGCTCTACAACTTAAGGAGATCTTACATACTGCGGATGGGGTATTAACAACACTGTTAATATCCTATCCCGAAATATTTGTTACGGCTAGAGACCAAAGTGCTTACTTGGTGTCTGACCGTATCATGAATAGTGTGATCTCCAACGGGTTACAAGATTATGGTGGTCTTGTAACCTCGTTGAAGAAAATGCGAAAAAGGGTTCGGAAATGTGCTTTCACTGGCGTGAAAGCATCATTGACCGAACACGAACAAAGAAGACTCGCGTGGGCTCAACTGGTCATTGATCAGTTCAACTCACGCGTAGGAATAAATAGTAAGTCCAACATGTTCCGGGCCTGCGTATTCACGCAGTCCAGAGCATCTGGGCTAGGAAATAACAAGATGGCAGCCGAAGCGATAGACAAGTTTATCGCTGAGGTCACCGTCGAGAAAGAGTTCAAACCTGATAAGGATCTAATCGAGTCAATCGATTTTATCCTTGATCAGGTTGTAACACAAGCAGCTGGGAATCCCCAGTTCAGGATCTCGTTGTCAACGAGCGCCTGCACTGAGAATTCCAAAAAAGAAGAAGGAAAGTTCGGGTACTTGAAGAAAGTACCCGACCTTCCCTTCATCCCTCCATTCAGCGTTCGCAATCCTGGAGGCCAGTTAGGAAACTGGGCCTTCAGGAAAGCGATCGAAAAGGTAAACTCTAGTAGTGACGACATTTATAAAACAAATGTCGCCGCTATCAGAGAAAACGCAAAGGTTAGGGTTGTGCAAAGTGGTTCCTTTTACAAGGACGCACTTCTTCAACCCTTCTCGCATATGACAATCCAAGCTGCAAAGAGCATGCGCTCTTTGAAGAATGGGTTGTCGTCAGGTAGACTAGGATGGAACTTCATCAGCCGAATCGATCACCTCGATCCGGTTGATGGTCACGTCCTATTTGAAAAACATAAAAGGATAGTAAGTCTGGACTGGCGTTCAGCCACGGACATACCATCCTTTAAATCAGCACACATGGTGATGGGTAGACTCCTCGAAAAGATGAGACTACCTGCCTCCATACTCGATCCCATTAAATGTATATGGCCTGGTCCAAAGGACATATACATTAATGGAAAGTTTCACTCGGTCCAGGTCAACGGGGTCCCCATGGGGGACCCGTTGACCAAGTCCAATTTATCTTTAGCTCACCCTATCTGTGAGGCATACGCCTCAAAGAAAGAGCCGAGCGTTAAGGTTGTGCACGACGGCAACGGGGATGATACTGCTATCATCCTCGGTGCTGACGAGCCGTCCAAAATGATCAGGTGGGTTCAGTACTTCAACAACGCGGCAGCGATGTTGGGGTACGAACTCTCCGAAGATGACTTCTTTATAACAAGTTCTTGGGGAACTTATTGTGAAGAAGTCTTCCATATTCCACTTGACCGCTTTAACACCGTAAGAACGGCGTCAAAGCTCAAGGATAATAGATTGTTGCCATACCTGGATCATCCCAAGATGAGACTGGTATTGGACACAAAGAAAGATAGGAGGGACTACTCTTCCGTCAAAGACGGCAAGTATACCCTCCTAGGTAAAGACACAGAATACTCGGAACAAGGTGTTGAAGGACACTTGTTCCAAGTAGCTTCTGTGATGCAAGACATATGTCTTGGGCTGAGATACGAGCGTAGGCCCGTATACCTCCCGAGACAGATCTTTAGTGTTGGCAAAATGCCAGCTTTCTGGAACACAGAAAGTTGGGCAAATGCCATATGGAGTCAAATTCCCAAGGTCGCGAACGTTACCGTTCAAGCCCTCAGGGAATTGCTAGGAGAAGTTCCAAAGAACTTGACTAACCTAAGGTCAGTCAAGACTATGGAAAGACATTTTGATAGCGAGGCCGTCACCGAGGTATTTTCAATACCCGAGGACGACCCAATCAGAAACTATATAATCGTCCCAAGGGACCTTGCAAGCAAGGTTCCTCCGGGCGTCTTAGATAGATTAGTTGCAAGTAAGCACCTCACCACCTCTTCGGAGGTGGAGGCGTTATACTTGTACATGAAAAGAGTGGAAACCCTCCAACAGACTGTCGAACAGACAGACCTGATGGAGATGGTTTTCTCAAGATGCACTGAAATGCCATCATACACTTTTGACGAGGTCAAAAGGGTATGTACGGATTTCAAAGAAGAGTTCTACAAGAAACGATGGGCTGTGAAGCCCCTCGTTGATGTAGACTACTATTTTACTGAGGATATTGACGAGTTTAGAAACTCTGACCCCCGGAATGTTGACATTCCGGAGTTCCAATACCTCAAGAGATTTGGGAAGAGGATTCCTCCCAGCACGCCTAAAACGCGTGCTGAGGAGGAACTCTACAGATGGTTTTGTGAGTGGAGACAAAGTATTCTTGACGGAGAATACTATGAGCTCCCCCCACTACAATTACTAGAAGACGACCCGTACATCATCCAACAGATTGGACGTGATGAACGGGAGGTCGCAGTCATTGTTACAGATGACAAGAAACTTTGTAGACTGGCGTCTAACAAGTTTCTTGACAAGCTGATTTTAAGGATTTCCATCCGAAATTGGGTTCTCATGGACGCCGATGAGAAGCCAGTTTTGGATGCATTAAGAGATGATTTAAAGGTGCCTGGACATGTCCTCGTAGACGAGGGCAGTCTAGACGCCTTTTTATGGAAAACTGATATCGATCCGCTCGCCTTCCCTGGGTGGGACGAACGGATAGATATGAAGAAGCCTAGGGAGCAAGAAGACATTTACAATGTCTACTTGCCACCTATCAAAACGTCGAACGTCTACGATTTCGTTGAAATCATGGACGCAAGACGTGCAGTGAGGATCCTTGGACGACGAGGTGGCGGCTGATAGTTTCTGCTATCGGCCGTGTGCACACCTCGGTGAGTCCGGATCCAATTTGCCGGCAATCACGTACACGCGTACGCCGTGGGCTGGACCTCCGAGGAGGTGCCGCACGACGCGTGGGTCACGGGTCAGTGATTTAATTACTAGAAGACGACCCGTACATCATCCAACAGATTGGACGTGATGAACGGGAGGTCGCCGTTATTGTGACAGATGACAAG